GGAGCCTTGGTGTTTGCCGGCCGTCCTGACTGGGCGGATCTGCTGGTATTCGAGCGGAGGTAAACGCTGAGTAGCAGCGAAAAATCAGCCAGGGGGCCTGGGCGTCCGTTTCAGCCGGGGCAGTCCGGCAACCCAGGCGGGCGACCAAAGGGGACGGTGCTGATTACCACCCGTCTCCGGCATATGCTCAAGGATGAAGCCGAGGCTGATAAGGTGGCGCGGGCCATTTTGGATGAGGCGCAAGCCGGGAACCCGGCGATCATCAAGATTCTTTTGGACAGGCTAGAAGGCGCGGTGCGGCAAGAGGTTGGTATCGCGGCGATTGACGAGCCGCTAAACGAGTTCACTACCGAAGAACTAGCCGCCATCGAAGCGATACGGGCGCGGCATGAGGATTCCAAGTCTAGCGGCGGTTAGGGCAGAACTAGCCCGCCGTGAGTTTCCGCGTTTTCTTCATTGGTCGCGGCCCTCTTGGTCTTGGCACTGGCCCCACCTGCTCGAAATGCAGAAGGTCTTGCAGGCGGTCGCAGATGATGAGATCCAAAACGCCATGTTTCTCGTGCCCCCTCAGCACGGCAAGACGGAGCAGAACACTATCGGTTTCTCGGCTTGGCTTCTTCACCGTGACCTGACTACCCGGGTAGCCCTTGCGGCGTACAACCAAGAACTAGCCAACCGTTTCAGCCGTTCGGCGCGTCGGCTTGCTACCGAGATCGGGATACCCCTGATTGGGGACCGGGCGGCGGTACAAGAATGGCAGACCACCGAGGGCGGCGGGGTGCGGGCCGTTGGTATCGGCGCGGGTCTGACCGGGAACCCGGTGGACATCGGAATCATTGACGACCCCATCAAGGACCGGGAAGAAGCCGAATCCCAGAAGCTCCGAGACGGCCATTGGGAGTGGTACACGGACGTATGGATGACGCGCAACCCTCGGCACCAAGTCCTTACCCTTACCCCCTGGCACCATGACGGCTTGCAGGCGCGTATTCTTAACAGCCCCCAGGCGGGCCGCTGGCACGTTGTCAAGCTACCTGCCCTCGCCCTAGAGGGGGACCCGCTTGGACGTGCCCCAGGCGAAGCCCTATGCCCTGAACGGGTGACGCGGGAAGAACTGGAATCTCGGCGGCAGATGAACGCCTACACTTTCGAGGCGCTGTATCAATGCAACCCGACTCCGCGCGAGGGTGCGCTCTTCAAGGTCGGGACGCTGCGGTTTGTAGACGCGGCTCCGGCGGGCCTCCCGATGGTGCGGGTGTGGGACCTTGCAGCGACAGCCGGCGGCGGGGACTACACGGCGGGGGTTCTCATGGCAGGCCCGGATGCCGACGGTGTGTTCTACGTTGTGGACGTGGTGCGCGGGCAGTGGGACGCTACCGAGCGAAACCGTATCATCCGGCGCACGGCTGAACAGGACGGCGTAGAGGTCCGGGTGAGCATCCCGCAAGACCCAGGGGCGGCAGGTAAGGAGGTGGTGGCCTCGCTCAAACGATTGCTCGCGGGCTATGCGGTGTACGACGAAACGGAGACGGGGAGCAAGGAAGTGCGGGCAGACCCCTTGGCGGCTCAGGTAGGCGCGGGCAACGTTGCGCTCGTGCGGGCGTCTTGGAACAGCAACCTCGTGGAAGAGTTCCGGTCCTTCCCGCTCGGCAAGAATGATGACCAAGTGGACGCGGCGGCGCGGGCGTTCAACAAGCTGGCCAAGAAGCGCGAACTCAAGGTATTTGTGTAAGCCGTACCTTAGCCTAGATGCGCTTGCCCTGGCGGAAAGAGAAGAAAAGCACGTTCCTCACGCTGGACGGGCCAGTCAGCGTACACGCGGGGCAACCTCCCTTTGCCTTGCCGTTAGTGCGCGGAGGGAACGAGGCCGAGGCGCGACAGTCTCCCGGCGTCATGGCCATCGTAAACTGGATCACCCGGAACGGGGTTGAGCCTAAGCTGAAGGTGTACCGGCGCAAGGGGGATGACTGGGAAGTAGACCCTGTTCACCCGGCCAATGAGATTATCCGTCGTCCCGACCCTGAGAACAGCAAGATCAATCACCGCCTGCTGAACCAAGTCAGCTTGGAAAGCCTGACCCTCATGGGCGAATCTTTCATTTACAAGCTGCGGGGTGAGAACTCAAGCCGTGTGCTTGGGCTTCTCCCGATTCGGGCGGCGTCGGTGGCTCCGGTCGTAGCCGGGGGCGCGCTAACGGGTTACCGTATCTCGCTGGCAAACAAGCAGACGGTCGTAGTGGGGCCCGATGACGTCATCCACGTCATGGACGGGCAGGACCCTAACGACCCGTTCCGGGGCCGTTCAAAGCTCAAGGAGGCGGGGATGCCGATGGGTTCGGACATCGGGGCGGCGGCTTACGTCTACTCGTTGGTTAAGTCTCCGGCCCCTTCCTACGCCATCAACCCGAAGAACCCCGATGATGAGTTTCAGGGCGGCCAAGCGCAAGAGTTGAAAGACGGGTTTACTAGCATGGCTTCCGGCAACCGTGCGGGGTCGGCTATCGTTTCCTCCCTGCCCATTGACGTGCAGCGCATCGGGTTTTCGCCGGACGAGATGATGATTGACAAGATTAAAGCCTACGTCGATGCTAACCTTGCTTCAATTTTCGGGCTTCCCGCTATGGTGGCGGGCTATCAGATTGGCCTTGAGCGTTCGACGTTCTCCAATTACGCCGAGGCGCGTCAGGCGGCGGTGGAGGATTTGCTTATCCCCATGTGGTCCATGATTGCGGCGGCGATGACCGAGCAGCTTGGCCCGGACTTCTGGGGCGATTCTCAGGACTACGAGTTTCGCTATGACCTTTCCGAGATACGCGCCTTGCAGGATGACGAGGACGCACTTGCCGAGCGCATGGTCAAGCTCTTCACGGCTTCCGCGATTGACCGGGCCACGCTCAAGCGGGAACTCGGTATGAAGCCCATGCCAGAGGATGAGGGGGTTTACGCCTGGATGCTTAAGGGTACGGATATGCAAAGCCTCATGGCGGGCGTGGTGGCAGGCAAGCGGTCGGAGGTTCCTCAGTAATGGGTTGGTATTTAGATTCCATTCGTGTAAACCCAGATGCGTTGGCCCGGGCTAAATCCATTGTGGCCGAAGCCGTGAAGGCGGCTTACAACACTCCTGCTAGTCGGTTCACTTGCGATTCGTGCGGAGCCCCAGTAACGCGGCTTACTTGCGAAAGCACCTGCGACTACTGCGGTACTCGGCACAACACAAGGCTGGTGCGCTAATGTGCCAGGTTAGCGTTGCTCGCATGGCCTACTGCGAGGGCATCATTCTCAAGCAGGCCGCGCGGGAAGTCAAAGCCGAACCGAGCCCGGACGCTATGCGGCGGCTGCGGGAATTGGTCGCGGCTTACGGGTTGGACATCTTCGACATTCTCGAGCGGTATCTGAGCGGCGGGCTATCGGCGGAATCGGCGCAAGACTTGTTTCTTTCCCTGGCGACGGACAATCACCGAGCCGCGCATATCCTTGGTCAAGAGGTTGCGGGGGTGCAGGTGGTGGTCCCTGGGCTGGCGGCTGATCGGGGCCGGATGCTTGGGCTTACCGAACTCTCCTACTTCCGGGGGTTCCTCAACGCCCTAGACGGCACGGACGCCCGGTACTTCGACGCTGAGGCCCGGGAGTGGCGCATGGACCAAGTGGCGCGGCGGGCGGGGCTTTACACCCCCAAGGCTGAGAGTTCGGCGTCCTGGGGCTGGGTGGACAACCACGAGGCGCGTCAGCAGTTCAACTGGATTCTTGGGGCGGGGGACCATTGTGAGGACTGCCCGATTCTGGCCTCTCAGTCGCCGTACTACCGGGAAACGCTTTACACCATGCCCCGCGAGGGCCAAACCCCGTGCATGGGGAATTGCAAGTGCCGAGTTGAGACGGTGCAAGGCGTGGCGTCGTTTGACCCGGTGGAATTGGACATTCTGGCCCAGTTGGGGTTGGCGGCGTAAAAGCCGTACCTTAGTGGTAATGGAGGAGCGCAAGTACCTAGACCTGCAAGTCAAGTCCGCAGGGAATCTTGGCGACGAGGGCAACGGCTACCTTGAGGGCTACGGTGCGGTCAAGGGCAACATTGACAGCTACGGGGATGTGATCCGCGACGGCGCGTTCAAGAACCTGGAAGCCTTAGTAGGCAAGGGGTTCGCGGGCAAGGGCCACGATTGGACGGACGCCATCGGCTATGTGGAAGAGGCCCGCGAGGACGAGCATGGGCTTTGGGTCAAGATGGCCTTCCATTCCACCAGCGACGCCCAGGACGTGCGGACCAAGGTTCAGGAACGTTTGTCGGCGGGTAAGGCGGTCGGGCTCTCGATTGGCTACTTCACCAAGGCGGCAAGCCCCGGCAAGGTAGAGGGCCAGGACGTTCGGTTTTTGGATGAGATCGAGGTCTTTGAAGTCTCGGTGGTCACCATGCCTGCCAATGAGCGGGCCACAGTTTTAAGTGCGAAGGGCCACGGCGAGCCCCGAGCCAAACAGTTCGACAACCTCACGGCGCAGGTTCAGGACTACATTCAGCGGTTGCAGGAGATCAAGTCTACGGGCGCGAGTGATGAGCGGGTGCAGAGGTTCACGGATGAACTCTCAGCGGTTGCCGCTCTTTGCCTAGACGCCATTGACGATCTTTCTGCCAAGACGGAGGCCACGCCGGAGTTTGACTCCTTCCCTGACGGGTGGGAAGCGACCCTAGCGCGGGCTCAACAACTAATCAACTAATGAACATCAAGCAACTGGAAACGGAAGTTACCCAGGGCAAGGCCGAACTCAAGGGCCTGCTCGAATCGTTCCC